AACTAATACGGTTGTCGGCAATAACGCACTTGATGCAAATACTTCAGGTGCAAACAATACGGCGATTGGCGATGAGGCACTTACAGCAAACACCACTGGTGCTGGCAACACAGCTGCCGGACGAACAGCTCTTCAAGTAAATACCACCGGTAACATGAATGTAGCAAGCGGCTATGGTGCCCTTGCTTTAAACACGACAGGAAGTGAAAATACAGCAAGTGGAGTTGGTGCTCTTGGGTCAAACACTACTGCTAGTAACAACACGGCAGTTGGCAGATCCGCACTGTTCGAAAACACAACTGGTAATGAAAACACAGCTTGCGGATATGAAGCTCTTAAATCTAATACCACAGCCGATAGTAATGTAGCTAGCGGATGGCAAGCTCTCTATACCAACACTACTGGAAATAGAAACGTAGCTAGCGGACGGCAAGCTATGTATTTCAACACCACTGGTGCTCAAAATACAGCGACCGGATATGAAGTCCTTAAAAGTAATACTACTGGTAATCATAATACCGCTACCGGATATCACGCTCTCAAATCAAATACTACTGGCCAATATAACGTAGCTAGCGGATACGAAACTCTCTATGCCAACACTACAGCTAGTTTTAATGCAGCTTACGGGATTCAAGCTCTCCGTTTTAACACCACTGGATCAAGCAACACGGCTTTTGGAACAACTGCTCTCTATACCAATACCACTGGTGATAACAACGTAGCTATCGGACGGGAAGCACTCAGGAGTAGCACAACTGCTGATAAAAACACAGCTTGTGGGTATGCAGCCCTATATGAAACCACTACTGGTGGAGACAACGTAGCTATCGGATTTAGTGCTTTAGAAAAGAACACCACAGGTGGCAACAACACAGCTACCGGATACCAAGCTCTCTATTTAAACACCACTGGTACTAACGGCACAGCTGTCGGCAGGCAAGCTCTCTATAGCAACACTACTGCTAATAACAACGTAGCTATCGGATACGCAGCTCTTTATACCAACACCACTGGCACCCAAAACACTGCTACCGGAGTAAATGCTCTTTACTCTAATACCACTGGCAGTTACAACGCAGCTACCGGATTTCAAGCTCTCTTTTACAATACCACTGGTGCTTATAATGTAGCCAGCGGATTAAATGCTCTCCGTTCTAACACCACTGGCGGTAACAACGTAGCTACCGGATTTCAAGCTCTCTATTCCAACACCACTGGGTCTACTAACGTAGCTACCGGTCAAGATTCTCTACTTTTAAACACTACTGGCAGTAGCAACACAGCTGCAGGATATCGTGCTCTTCAATCTAACACCACTGGTTCTAGCAACACAGCTACCGGATATCAAGCTCTCAATACCAATACCACCGGCGGCGCACACTCAGCCTTCGGAAAACAAGCTCTTTTTAGCAACACAACTGGCACTGATAATTCGGCTTTTGGCTTAAGTGCTCTTTATTCCAATACCACTGGGGTAGGAAACTGTGGCATGGGGATGCACGCTCTAAGTGGATGTACTACCGGCAGCGGTAATACTGCCATCGGGGTTCTTAACAATGTCGGGTCTAACGCACCAGTATTTAGCATAGCAACAGAGAACAATCGTTTTGTCGCAGGTCATCATTCAATTACCGCTGCCTACGTCAAAGTTGCTTGGACTGTTGTATCTGATGCTCGCGATAAGATGAACTTTGCCCCAGTGCCGCATGGCCTGGACTTTGTTAATCAACTTAAGCCAACTGCTTATCAGTTCAAGACAGATCGTGACACTGAAACACCAAATGGTCCTGTTCGTTATGGATTTAAAGCACAAGACATCCTTGCTTTAGAAGGCGACAACCCTGTCATTGTTGACACCGAAAACGCTGACAGCCTTAAGTACCATGGAGCACATCTAGTTCCTGTACTGGTTAATGCCGTACAAGAACTGACCGCAATGGTCAAAGACCTTAAAGCTGAAGTCGCTGCGCTTAAAGGCGCGTAGAATCAAATCATCTTGCTGACCTCCTATGTCTGCCGAAGCACCTACCGCTACAGAGATTGCCGCTAATTACTCTGCGGCTCTGGACAGCGTGACTTTGATCACTGAGTTAATGGCGCTTGATTCTCGTGATGATGATGAAACAGCAACTGTTGCTCGCAACGTTGAGCACCTTCAGCTGATGGTTGCTAAGGACTACTGGACATCAGAAGACCTTGCTCCTTTGAATGCTGCCATCACTGCTGGTAGCTGATGGAAAGACCTGACCCAATGATTCCTGGCAAGCCTGGAGCGGAGGACGTTCCAGCGATGCGTAACAAGCAAGCTTGGATTGAAGCTCTGTATAAATACGAAGGCCGTGATGATAAAAATCATCCGATGCACGGTTTGTATACAGGGCTGATGAAAAAGCACAGCCACACAATGAGCACCGATGGCTAAACCGTCCCATAGAAGGAAGCCACTTAGGGGCCAAGGCAAGTAAACTCTGAGTGGTTTTGCTTAGTTTCATGATCAAATCTTTATTGTGCGCTGCTGGCGTTATTGCTTGCGGTGTTGCCTTAGCTCCATCTGCACAGGCTGATGGCTTCTACATCAACCCAGAGTGGAACGGCGCTTGGAGTGGCTCAAACTTTGGCGGCGCTGTTATGGACGCTGGCATCGGTTATGAAAAAGGCGCTTTCTATATTCAGGGTGGTCCTTCCTGGCTTCAGCCTGATGGTGGCGATACCGAAGTTGGCTTCTCTGCCAAAACTGGTGTTAGCGCAGCAGTAGCAGAAAGCTTTGATGTTTACGGCGAGGTCTCCTTTGCTAAATACGAGGACATCGACGCTGGTTATGGACTCAAGCTTGGTGGCAAATACGCCTTTTAAGTTAAAGTTCTGATTCGTTCCCTAGTAGCCTCACACTGCTAGGGAATTTTTTATGCAAAAAGTTTTTAACGTGATCAGCGTCCTGTCGTTTGCGATGTCTGGAGCGTTGGTCGGCACAAGCTTCTATGCGGTCAGCAAGCTGCCAGAACTGAAGCAACAAGCAATCGATGAGGCTAAGGCTCTGGTCGGTGAGTTAGTTTCTGGAGCGGTGACAGATGCGATGCCTGGGCAAGTCAAAGAGATGATCCCTGCATTACCAACTCAGACCGGTCCGGCGCTGCCTTTTTAATGCCTGAGATCCGCACGATTGGGATCAACGACATTCGGAGTTGGAACGGACCAGCTCCGCTATCGGTTCCATCTGCACCACCAGTCACGGTGAACATTGGCACGCCAATCATTGATCTGCCAAGTTTCAATGCGATGGACTACAGGCCGGAAAAGCTAGTTTTTGATCCAGTCGCTCCGGTCCCAGAAACGTCTACGCCTGAGACACCACAAGCGCCAACGCCAGCTACGCCGAATCTTCCCAAGCCGAAAGCGGCAATTGACGAGGATCCTAGGTGCCCCCCACTGAGGGCCAAGGGGGTTGGTACGGTTATTCAAGGTGGTAACAAAAGAATTAAGAGCTATGAGATTCAGGACGGTAAATGCGTCGTCCTATACGAATCAATCAAATTGCCTGAACAGATGATAAACGCTGTGCCGTCATTACCGGCTGCAACGACTGTTGCTCTTACTGCATCAGTTGGTGTTGCGGCAGGTCTAGCGACGCCATTCCTGCTGAAGGTAATCAAGCCTGTCGTGAAGAAAGTGCTGACTAAGGTCTCTAAGGCTTTTGGGAAAAAAGCACTACCTGTATCGGTGTTGGAGCGCCAGAAAGCTCAACGGGCAAAGCGGAAGGGATAGCGTGTTTGTGCTGTAGGACTTGCCCTGGCTTGGGTTTGATTACTACGTCAGCGCAGACAGCAAAATAAGGTGACTTGGGGTGAAACTCAATGCCTTTCAGCTTTAGCTCTCCGCAGTTCTTGAGTCTTGCAATTTCGTATTCCAACCTTCGCGTTTGTACGTTTTGCTGATGCAGTTTGATGTTGGCATCAGCCATCGCTTTGCATCGTGCTTGTAGGCCACCATCAAGCGGGATTGTCATTTGCATCGAAAGTCCGCCACTCCAGTTGTGCGAATCTTTCTGGCCCGTTCTTGTTGGCATTGTGTATAGGACGGATCCAGGATTGTCGAGTACCCCATTATCATCAAGATCAGAGAGATCGTATACATCAGACCCATAACTACCCTCAAACGGAAGCTGCCATGATTTGGATCGATTGACATAAGGAGTGACGGTAAGGATTGGACCTTGGCATTGAATGCCATTGCCGTAAGAATTTGTCAGATGTTGGGACGGTGCAATCATCACCGCCTGGTTTGTAACGCTTCCTGAGCTAGTTGCCGTTGGAGCGGCAGTAGCTGAAACGCCGCCAATAGTTTCCGCGTTAGCTGGAGCGGCTAGGACTATTGCGAGAACGTAGAAATAGTGTCGGTGATTTGATTTATCTCCGTGACGCGCTGGATTGTGGTTACGTTCGACAAGCCTGGACCTGAATAGGTTTCTACAAACTGAAACGCTCCACCGGGAGTAGTGATGTTCCACTTCGGCTTGTTGCTTACGTCGAGGGCTGACCATCCGTTGACCGTAGTTGTGCCTGGTGTGAGACTGGCTCCGTTTGCCGGACCAATGTTGGTGCCACTAACAGAATATTGCCAGCCCGTTTCGTAGGACTCACTGACAATTGTTTCTGTGACGTTACTGGTTGTTTCTGTATGTGTCGTCATTGAGCCAGTTGAGAAATTGGGCACAACTGGCACAGCCTTTACAGCTGGGGCAAACAACAAAAGCAGCAACAGGAACCGCATCAGTCGATGCTCAACTCAGTAACAAATTGCCCGATGCCAAGAGTATTTGCACCACCGGCTGTCACCGTCATGGCTCCTGCGCTTGAGATTGTTCCTGCCAGTGTTCCAGCAGTGCCTGAAGCAGTGGATTGCAAGCTGCCAAAGTTTTGGACTGCTCCGGTCGTGGCTGCCGATGTTGGGAGGGCATCCCCCTGGGTATATGACTGGCTAAAGCTGAAGGCTGAGGCAGGGTTGTCTTGAGTTGCCGCAATGGTTCCTGGAGCGTAAACACCTGAAGTGACGGCACCGGTTGAGATGGTGTTTGCCGTTGTGCCATCTGTTGTGTCAACACCTGAACCGCTGATTGAAAACGTTGAGCCAATGCGGTTTGCAGTGGTCATCGCTCCACCAACTTGCAATTGAACAGAGCTTTGTATCTTATGAGTCAAATCAGCGTGGGCAGCTGGAGCGAATGACAGCAAAGCGATTAAAAGCAGAAAACGCTTCATTTGGGTGATTCCGTTTGTTCGATCTTAGGTTCTTCCTTTTTCTTTTTTAGTTTGCCAAGAGCAGGTGTGTAAGTCGCAGCGGTTCCTGTCAAAAGTGAAGCAGGAAACGTTGGATCAACACTTTGCGAAAAGATCCCTAAATAGTTGGCTGTCAGGATGCCCATAGACCACACCAAAATTGTTACGCGAACGGCATCCCCGAGCCAGGAGTGATCTGGATCTTCTTGTTCTTGGTCTTTGGTCTCTTTCGTTTCTGTCATGATGAAAGGAGAGCTGTGCGTTGTCGAGCGGTGATTGAGGTTTTAGCGGCGGTGGCTGGAGCATCGGTCGGTGTAGCTGGCCTAGGGATCGTTCGTGCCAATAGTCAAAGCCAGGCAAGCCGTGAGTCGTTAGTGAGGCTTGCTTCAGCTATGGACAATCTAGCTACACGAATGGATTTGCTCCATACCGACATGATGGCAAGAGACCGAGAGACGTTTGGGCGCCTCAGTGATTTGGAGAAAGCGGTGGCTCGTCTAGAGGGACATTCCGACCTTCACTAGACTTTGGCCAATAGCAAAGTTCATCATGCTGTTTCTAGTTCGTCCAATCCTGTTTAAGTTTCTTCAAAGCAAAGCGGTTAAGAAATTAATCGTTGATCTTTTGACGGCAATGGCAGAGTCAACTAAATCAGAAGTAGATGACCATGTGGTTGCTTATGTAAAGGCTGCTCTATATCCAACAATGCGTATAGAAAAATGAAAGCTGATCCCGCCTGGGTCTTAGTCAGCGGGTTCTTCCTTTTGGGAACATTGCTTGCCGTTGTTATAGGCGGTGGTGGATTCTTGTTTCTATCCGGTTGGCACGGCGGTTACAGTTCAGGCTTGTCTCAGCGCCTGGAATGTCCTAGACCGGCGTTGAGTGAATGAATCGCTTTTTTATGGTGCTTACTCTGCTGCCGTTTTTTGCTCATTTCAGGGGAACCCCGCACCAGTTAGCTGCCATAAAAGAATTTGAGGATTCTTTGCCTGAGGAGTTGCTGAGAGAAGATGCCGCTTGGTTTGAGGCTTGGAAAGCTAGTGGAATAGCGCAGAACACTTCTGTCCCATATTTTCACCAGCTCGACAACATTGGCAACGGTTATAGGCAATGTTTCAGCTCTTCCGCTGCGATGGTTGCAGCTTTTAATGGAAAGGTGAAAACTGATGATGAATACAACCGAATCAGGGAACAATTTGGCGATACAACAAGTATTGAAGCTCAAGTTCGTGCGTTGAGAAGTTTGGGCTTACATGCTGAATTTAGGCAAGACGGTGATGGGAGTCTGGTTGAAGCTGAGTTAGCAGCAGGTCGTCCAGTCATGGTTGGCTGGCTTCATCACGGTGACATGAGTAGAGGTGAACCACCAATATGCGACAGCTACGGTTGCGGACACTGGAGTGTCATCGTTGGTTTTGATCAAAATGATTGGATCATGCACGATCCAAGAGGCTTACCAGACATTGAAAGAGGAGGCCATTCAGGTCGTTATGGCGGCAAAAACGCCAAAGTGTCACGTCAAGCCTTCAAGATGCGTTGGGAAGTTGAAGGCCCTGGAACCGGCTGGGTGATCCTGGTTGATGATGAATAGGCTGGATTTTTAATGGGTTTGTATTGGTTGTGGAGCTATGTTTTTGCCGTCTGGTCAACAGTTGTTGTCAATTGCGCCAAGCCGGTGAATTGGGATAATTGCTGGCCCCCACAAGAGTGGCTAGTACCTGCGCTCCATGACTACATTCGGGCCAAGCAGCCTCCTTACTCTGAGGAGCGCAAAATCTTGGGGCAGATCAATGGACGACATGCAGTGGATGATCGCTGAGCAGACGCTCCACGAAGAACTGGCGATGGAAAGATCCGTTCGCTCTATTTACAACACAGAAGACCTTGAAGAGATCCAAGGCTTATGCGCCGCCCTAGTTAGGCAGAACTGGCATCAACGCAAGCTGTTATGTCAGGCAGTCACCAGGATTTCCGAGATGGATGCTCAGCTTGCTTGCTTGGAATAAAGACGCAACGCCTCCTCGTAAATCCAGCGAGCTTGCCAGTCTTGAGCGTGATACCACGCAATGCCGTTATAGGTGACTTCCCAGACCCATTCACCATTCTTGGGCACGCGCTTAAGGGTTGGTTTCATCTCTTCAAGTTAGACCGAAGAGTGGGGGGCTTACACGTCAGCGGTCAACAAGGATCTACCCCCGCCAGCCCTTTCGGACGATCCCTCGGCCCAGCGCAATGGTGGGTTCCCGACTTCACTACTGGCCCGCTTGATGCCCCCAATCGTCAGAAATCTACGTTGTTGTTTGCCTCCGGCTTGCGTGGCTTCTGATCGCTAATAGCAAGCAGCAGATAATCGTTGCCAGCTTTGCTTGTCCGAGGGCGAAGGCCAGCCCGTAGCTGAACGCATTGCTGCCCCTTGTCGTTTGTGGTTTTCGGAGCGTCTTTAATCCAGGCGAAGAGCTTGCGAAGCTCATCAACAGGAACTTCAGAGGAAGCCCAATAGGCTCCTTCCGTCTTCTGGTCCTTGTTGCAATTGAACCAAAGGGTGAAAGCGTCTTGTGGGAAATCGGCCATGTTACTTACCTGTGAAAAAACGAGAGATGATAATTTTGAGGGCTTGATTAGCGTTGTAATCGCGCTGCCTCATGTAGTCGCGAAGCTTGTCGCCTAAACCTTCGTCAAGGCGAACTTGAAAAAGGTTGTGGCTGCGTTTGTCGTCTTGCTCAGCTTGTCGTTCATAGCGGGTTTTTGGCTTGTTGTCTTCAGACATTGACGGCAAACTTGACTAAGTTGGCATTCATCCAGTCTTGGTGTTTTTTACTTGTAAGAGCAGGAGCTACTTTAGCACCAGGTTTTAGATTAAAGTCCCGTCGAAAGCTTTCACAAAAGGACGCAAGTCCCTCCGGTGTTAACTCTTTGATCAGGCCAAGACAAAGATTGCGATCGTTCTCAGAAAGAGGTTCTTCGCCGGGCGCAAACGGTTCACCAGGCGCAACGTCTTCAGCGGTAGGATTGTCATTTACCCGTGCTGGCTTTGCGGCAGGTTTGGCGGTTGACGTTGATTCTCCCCGATGAGGATTTTCAACTTCTTCGCGTGCCCATAGCTGCCAAGCAAGGCCAAACTGTGCAGCGGCTGCGGTACATAGGCATCTTCTGTGGGAGTCCGTAAGGTCTCGTGCGCTGACCTTTTCGTAGGCAACTGCGTTGTTTCGGTTGTCCATAATTGCCTGAGGGAAGTCAGGCGTTCGTTCACCATTAGGGCCGGTAAAATAGCCAACAACGTAAGCCGTACCGTTTGGCGCTTTCCACGCATGACTAGCGTCAGCGTAGTGAGCAAGGCAAAACTGCCAGCCTGGAGCGTACTCATGCAACAAGTGCATAGTGCGGCACCAGTTGACATAATCGGCCTTATAGCTGCCTGTTCCTTTTTGGCTTACGTCGTCGGTTGTAATGACGTTGCCAAGATTAGGAAAGGGCTGTAACGGAGATAATGGCGCAGGGTTGTTCATGTTGAATAGTGAAACGTCGGTGGGCATAGAGACTTACAAATTGAGAATCGTCATTGACAACATTTGCAGTGTCGAGCGAATCAAAAACAGCTCGGCAAAGTTTGTCGAGGTCTCCAATCCGTTTGGCACAGTGAGCAGGGGCTGATGGTTTCAGTTCGCCGTTTGCTTTGTAGTGGGATTTTG